AGAAGGGACGGCAAACGCTGGCAGTCCTGCGGGAATAGTGCTAGAAGCGGGAAGGGCGAGAGGCCTACGCACATCTGAATCAGTAGGGGATGTGTCTGCTGGTTACGATTACAGCTCTATTGCCAACGGGCTTGATGGATGGGCCGCGTGGACATTGACGTTGTATGGACAGCAGCTAGCTACCATGGGAAGAATGGTGAGCCGAGGTGGTATGTATGTGCCATAGATCTGAAGGTGACCGATTATGTTTAAACCCAATATTAGCGTAACAACAGCCGATAATCTGCCCGACCTTACCCAGAGGATAAGGAGCTTGGCAGATCTTGAGGTATTGGTTGGAGTTCCAGAGGAAGATGCAGCTAGGCAGAAAAACCAAGAAAATGAACCTATCACCAATGCTCAGTTGGCTTATGTCCATACACATGGTTCGCCCATACACAAAATACCCGCAAGACCCATAATAGAACCGGCTATAGAAGATCCGGATAACCAAGAGGATATCGCGGTGTATCTTAAAAAGGCCGCAGAGTTTGCATTAGACGGTGACAAATCCAATACGCTTGCCGAGCTAAACAAGGCTGGTATGGATGCACAAAACGCTGTAAGAGATTGGTTCACTAACCCAAAGAACAATTGGGCGCCCAATTCGCCAATTACGATTAGGCGAAAAGGGAGCGACCGCCCATTGATTGATACGGTGCAACTACGCAGAAGCATGATATTTGTGGTGAGAAAGAAGGATTGAAACGATGTTAAACATAGGAAGATTATTAAGCAGTCCGACATTCAATCAATCCTTCATTGTTCACCGAAAACAAGGATCATGGGTATTAGGCAGGTTCATCGAATCCGATCCAATACCTCCAATAGTTATGAGCGGAGTTGTGACTCCTTCTAGCGCTAAAGAGATAATGCAATTCCCCGAAGGCGATAGGTCGACTGAAATGATGAATTTTTACGCTGACCAGCCCATATATACAACGCGCTCAGGAGAGAGTCAAGGAACTTCAGACGAGATTGAATGGCATGGTAATAAGTACCGTATTTTGTCCGTCAATAATCTTAGTGATTACGGGTACTACAAATCTTACGGCGTATACATGGAATCGGACTGATATGGAGAGTGACTAGCATGGCAGATACAATTTTAACACTGGCTCAAATTGAAGATTTCTTTCAGGTCTTGACTTGCGCCGCTTTGGGGATCCCTCTTTGGGATAACACCGATCCGCTTAATCCGGTACCCATTAATCAGGATAAAGTTAGAATTGCATGGCCGGCGGATGGTCAGCCAGGCTGGCCGATTAGTGCTGATATTGCATTTATCCGAGTAACTAATGTAGATGATGAGTTTACCAGGCTCCGAAATGTGCAACAATCGGCCTCGAATCGCTCGGTAACCTATTATACTAATCATTTAGTTTCTTGGGTGTTCTACGGGCCCAACTCATATGACCATGCTGAGACTTTGAGAAACAGTTTGTATTCGCCAGGGATGGTCAGTTTAATGACTGCGCAAAACCTGGCGATGATTCCAGAGTTCGAGTCGATCATGAGGGCACCGGAACTGTTCAACGGGCAGTGGTTTCCCAGAGTGGATTGGCAGGCTAAGTTCCAAGAGCGAATTATTAGAAACGATACAGTGCCAACATTAATAAGCGCCGATATTAAAATCTATGACGAACAAGGAGAGGTGAAAGAAATTGACTGTAACATTACCCCTTAGCGATATTGTCCAGGTAGTCGTTGAAGTGTCCCCGTCTGGAGCGGTGGGGTCCGGTTTCAATCTAGGTCTTATTATCGGCGTTTCAGGCCGAATTACCACTGACAGAGTGGTCGTGTTTTCCGGACTTTCCGATATGTTGAATTACGGATTCCAAACCGGTGATCCTGAATATGTCGCTGCGAGTTTGTATTTTGCTGCCTCGCAGAAACCTGACAAGGTGGCGATAGGCTATTGGAATAGCGGCAGTGAAACGCTTACCGCAGCCTTGACCGCTTGTCGCAGCAAGAACACGGACTGGTATGCTGTTATGCTGTGCGGGGCCACCAGTTATAATGTTCGAGATATTGCGGCCTTCGTTGAGACCGCTTCCCCCGCCAGTGCGCAGTTCTATACAGCGGCTGGATCCGATAATCTTAACAGCAGCGATCCAGTGGCAGCAGGTTTTGAGACCGGCGCGGCTGGTCCCAGCACTGACATTCATTCGGCAACTACGCCAACATTTAAAATTGCGGTTGACGCAGATGTAGTAGCGTCGCCTAATTATCAAAGCATAACATTAACACCCGCAGGCCTAACCACTGGCTTATTAATTGCAGCAGCTATGCAAGTCGCAATCCGCGCACTTGGCGGGTTTTATGCTAATGTAGCGGTGGCGTTTGCTGGTGGTGTATATGTAATAACCTCTAGTACCAAGGGCAATACCAGTAAGGTTAGAGTTGCTAACGGTGCATCAAACGATGTAGCTGCCACTCTAAAAATTGGGGCTGCAAATGCTGCTGTCGATACCGATGGAACCGGGAGCATAGGAGCGTATCTTAAGAGTGCGGGCTTCACTCGCAGTTTGGGTCAATATAGCACCGGACAGGATTCTGTAGCGTCAATCATGGGCTACGCTATGGGAGCAAATACCGGGCTATTAAACAGCGCCTACACCTTGGCTTATAAGAGCGAGCCGGGCGTTACCCCGGAAGTATTGACTGAAGCCCAAGTCACCATTCTTAAGGGTAAAAACCTTAATATCTATATCAATCGCGGCAACACTTATAATCTGTTTGAACAGGGCGTCATGGCGGACGGGACCCATTTCGATCAACTTCTAGGGCTGGACATATTGGCTAACAATATTCAGATTGCAGTTCTGAATCTACTAACGTCAGTCAACAAAGTGCCTCAGACTGAAGCGGGTATGACTCAGCTTTATAACGTTATTTCTCAAGCCTGCCGGAAAGCCTTGACTAGTGGATTCATTGCGCCTGGTGTATGGCAAGGAGCGCCGATATTAACCCTGAATACCGGCGATATGCTCTCGCAGGGATTTCTGGTGCTATCCGAGAGCATTGACTCGCAGAGTGAAGATGACCGCACGGCGCGCAAAGCTCCACCCATCTATGTGCCGATCAAACTTGCAGGAGCGGTAGAGTTTGCGGTCGTTCAGGTCAATGTCAATTATTAAAGAGGGAGGTGTAATTTCTTGAACACAACTGTTTACAGTTTCTTAGATTATAATATTGTGATCAGTCATCCGGCCGTGGGGCAAGCGGTACTATCGGGCGAGGGCGTCGGGGAAATGACGGTCAGCATGGCAACGGAAAGAACTGCTCATGATGTAGCCGCTGATGGCGCTGTAATGGTCTCCAAGATTGGCGGGCGAAATGGTACCGTGACTCTCAGTTTGCAGCAAACTAGCTATGCTCACCAATGGCTTAAAAATTGGTATAAGTACTTAGAAGGGGCACCGGCGAGCGCATGGGCAGAAACAACTATTATAGCTCGGTCGATTCTTGCGCAGGACACCATTACTGCATCTTATGTGTCGCCACAGAAGATACCAGATAGATCCTTCCAGGCGGCGGGGCAGAAGGTTAGTTGGCCTTTAATGGCAGCGGATATTCAACAGGATTAAGCGAAAAGAGGGAGAAAAGCATGGCCAAAAGAGAGGAATTTAAAACATGGGATTTTGAAGATCGGCGCTGGCGCATCGGCAAGTTTGATCCCCTGACCGGTTCATATATTGTTTATAAATTAATGTCAGAGTTGCTGCCTACGGGGATAGGTCAGCAGGCAGGAATGCCTTCTCCTCCGGCTGGCTCGGCAGCTATGAGTAAAGCAGATTTCTTTGATATACAAAGAGATTGTTTAAGGGTGGTATCAGAGATATTACCATCCGGCTTTGCACCGGTTATGACGCCTAATGGATTTGGTGTTCAGGACTTAGATCACGATGCCCCGACTGTTTTAGCATTAACCATACAGGTGCTGATTTGGAACGCTAAAGATTTTTTTACCGGAAGCCTCTTGAATTCGTTCAAAGAGGAGTTCAAGAATTTATTCCCGCCGGATATGCTAATATCGATACTCGGGCTTATGCCCCCGTCATCGTAGGAGATTGGAAGCAGCATGAGTTGTGGGACGGGACTTATCTCTTTTCTGACCTGTTAGACTGGTTCGAGATAAATGCTGTTAAGCAGGAAAATGAGCGTCGAGCGCAGGAGGCGGCAGAAGCTGTAAGGAGAGGATAGACAATGAACTATAATATCATAAAATCATATATGGTGAAGCTTGGCTACGATGTTAGCATTCCAGAAGCTGACATGTTCAAGTCTAGCCTTTCTCAAGCGGCGCAGGTTGTAGGGATATTTAGAAAGTCCTCGGTCATGGACTTTGCGTTAGTAGGGGCAGCAGTTACCGCCATGGCATCCATTGCAGTGGGGGCTCTGTATAAATACACTATTGGCGTGGCTAAAGTCGATATGCAAAATCAACTGCTGGCAGCGCAAATGTGGATGAACGTAGAGAGCGCTACCGCTTTTAAAAACAGCCTGGACGCACTTGGAGCATCGGTTAACGATCTGTACCTTAGCCCCGAGTTAATGCAGAAATATATAGCACTGCGCCAAGAAGCCGGCGACATTACCCCTCCCGGCGGCTACGAAAATGCCATGAAGGGAGTTCGGGATCTGACTTTTGAGTGGTCACGGTTTCAGCTTGAAATGTCCTATGGGTCATATTGGATAGGTTATTATTTGACCAAGTATATTCAAGGACCGTTGGGCGGTATCAATCTTAGTTTTAAGGGCATTAACGATTGGATTCAGAACAATATGTCCCGATGGAGTGCTAAGATTGCCAGCGTTCTGGCAGATGTCTATAAACTGCTCAATGCCGGAGCCTTGTCTATAAAAACTATGTATGATTACTTAATCAAACTTAGTCCTGCGGCCGCGGCTTTTTTAGCGGTGTTTGCGGCAGGTTGGATGGGGTTACTTAATCCGATTACACTGGTATTAGCTGGGATTGCGGGCATCCTCCTGCTGGTGGACGATTATTCCACTTGGAAAGCAGGGGGATTGTCAGAGTTCGGGGATACGTGGAAGGCGCTGTCCAATGATGGGTCAATGGGGCAACTTGGACAATCGGTATCTGATCTGGTTGCCAATTTAAACGAACTGTTCAGAACCAGTAGTACGCCAGGCTCCAAGGACAACTTCTTGACCATATTGTTTCAGGGAGCGCAGGATCTGCTTGATATTTTCAACAAAATCTTAGAGGCTATCCGCTTGATTAAAGGCGAAACGAGCATTTCGCAGGACAATGCGCCAAGCTCAAAATGGTCTGGCGACGCAGTTGATCCTATGACTAAGCATGATCCTGCATCCTCAGCATGGGCGGCAACTAAGGGGGCGGTGGCTAATCTTATGCGGCTTACCTTTAAACCAGTTGTTACCAATAGTTTAGGTATGGGCTCTAATCCTACGTCTGCTTATGGTTCTCAGAGCGCGTTGCAGCGATTTTTTAGTCTTAATCCTAGCTCACCATGGCTAAATCCAGGTGCGGCAACTACGTCAGGCGTTAAAAGCACTACCAATGTAGCGTATACCAATCACCAGGAGTTTTATATTCAAGGAACATCGGATCCGCAAGCGGTGGGCAACGCGGTCGTAGATAAGACCAATGCCGCTCAAACCCGAATGACGCAAGGGGTGGTGATGATTGGATAATGGCGACACAAGCAGAGTTGATTCTAGTCAAAACCAATATTGGTGGTCTGTTTTTTGACGCTGTTTTAAGATCAGAGCACACTAGTACGCTAACCATCACTCAGCATCCGGTAGAAACTGGCGCGGCCATTACCGATTATGCGTACCGTAATCCGGCTCAATTGGTTATGGATATCAGCATGAGTGATGTTATGTCTGACTGGGTAGAAGGTCAGTTTGTCGGTGGTGGGCAAAGCCGATCAGTCAATGCCTTCCAACTGCTGAAGGCTATCCAGAATAGTCGGGTTCCAGTGTCGGTCATAACCCGATTAAACAATTATGACAACATGTTGATTGAGACTATCGTCAGCACCGACACCAAAGATACCCAATTTGGACTTAAGGCTACCGTTACGCTCAAGGAGATATTTGTAGTCTATGTTACCACGGTTAAGATTTCGGCCCGGCCACAGACTACGGACAGCACGAACGGAGGCAACGCGCAACCGATCGTCGCAACACCGCAACTGGCAAGTATATTGTATGGATTAGCGCATCCAGGCGCACAGATGCTTAATATTCAATAGCAAAGCCCCCAAGAAGATGACCTGATGGAATTTATGCGGGAACTAAAAAACAAGGCAAGATTATCTCCCTTTTGTCATAATATAGTATTATAAGGCAAGGGGGGGATATTAACATGGGGCTATGGGATATGCTTGACAAAGAAGTTCGCGAAAGAATTAGAAATTATATTAATGAACACCAAAGGTTTAAACAAATAGCGTTATTATTATTTATTGTGGCTATTATTGGTTTGGCCATTATTTCAAACGCTCAAAAAGATAATACTGCACAAGTTGCTCAATCGACGCAGCAAATAAATGTAAAAGAACAGGCTTTAGCGCAGAGCAATGTTCTACAAGAAACATCTATAAAGGTAGTTGCTACTCAATTGCAAAAGGATTACGAAGAAAATCCCTTCACAGCGGATAAGAAATATAAAGATAATTTGCTGGACGTATATGGAAAAATACTATTTATAGATAAGAATTCCAATGGTGTGCCCTGTATAGCTTTTGTGGCAAACACGAGTATGGATATTGTATTATTTACTTTACCGAACGATGAAGATCCGTACTTAGTTCAAATAAAACCCGGCATTTTTGTTACAATTCAAGGCAAATGCCTTGGTGAACAAGATGCTACATTAGGCAAAAACATAGCTATTGATAAGTGCAAGATTATTTCTGTGCTAGATAATTCAAATACGGCAAAACAAAAGGAGAGCTTACTTTATCAGTATTACAATAAATAATATAAAATCATTAACATAAAATTATCATTACGAAGCCTTACGGGGCTTCTTTTTATTTGGGAGGGATTTCCGTGGCACTGTATTCGATCCCAGTTACGAGTTCACCTGACCAACAATTTAATATAATTATGCCCCTTGCTGGGATTAATACTTCGTTCAAAGTTCGGCTCCGGTATAACACTATTGCCGCCTATTGGGCGCTGACGCTTGCGGACAAGTCAGGGAAGATCATAGTTGACGGGTTGCCACTTCTTACCGGTCTCGCTTCGGCAGTTAACCTATTTGGGCAATTTCAGCATTTAGGAATTGGCGGCATGGCAATAGTTAAGCAAGGCAACAACAGTTTAGATTATCCTAATGATAGTACATTGGGCAAGGATTTCACCCTCTTATGGGGCGACTTCGCAGACTTCCAGGGGGCGGTGAGCTAATATGAATGACTCACCACAAGATGTATTTGCAGCGGCCAATAGCGCGGCTTATCAGCTCGGACTGCCATGGACTTGGATTCTGGCGCAGTGGGCGCTGGAGTCAGGCAATTTTCAGGCCCCCTGCGCTGAGAATAACTATGCAGGGGTAACCACGGATGGAGTCGTTGGCCACTGGCGCAGTTTTAGCAGCCTACAGGATTTCGCCAACGCCTGGGTCGTTTTTATGAAAGATAATTTTTCAAGGGTTCAGAGTGCAACAACCTTTGATGGTTATATCCAAGGCTTGGTTCATGGTAAGTACGGGTGCTATTTTGGTTCCCAGAGCGCAGCGAGTTATGCGGCAGAGGTAGAGAGCCGTTTTCCGAAAGTTAATAGTGATGGAACACCCGCCTATGGGGTCAATGGAAATCTGATCCTAAGCGGTGGAAACTACGTTGCAAGCGCGGCGCAGTTTAAGGGGTCGGCAAGCAGTAACAGCACCGGGCAAAGCGCCGACGGGCAGACAATCGCAGGGTTGGGGGGCGACATTGGCGAACTGGCCACGTTGCCTAATACTAATTATCAGATTGTTCCAGAGAGCCAGGTTAAAGGGAACATTCTTTACGGACGAAAATGGCGCGTTTTTGTAGCCGACAAAGATACTGGAGCGACCGCGATTGATGTATCGGATTTACATGTAACCTTTAAGATTTATAAACTGCTAATCATGCAGCCGCTGTTCTCGCAGATTGTTATATATAACTTATCTCCGCAGACTGAGAACGCCATTATTCAAGAAGGATATCGGGTGGTTATTGATGCCGGATATGAGGGCGGTCAATTTGGAACAATCTTTGATGGCAATGTCACGCAGGTTATCCGCGAGAAGGAGAACGGAAACACCTATAAATTAACTTTATTGGCCATGGATAACGATGAGTTTATGGTATATGGTACCGCAAACTTTGCAGTTACCCGGGGCGAGAATGCCAGGTCTGATATTCCTAAATTAATAACAGAGTCAACGATTAGTTCCAATATCGGTTCGATTAGCGACAGTTTAAGCGTGAACACCCGAACACGGGGCAAAGTATTCTTCGGCAAGGCCGCCGATTACCTTCAGCAAATCGCAGATGGTAATAATGCCTTTTTAAGTTCTGCAGATGGGCAAATAAACATAATAAAGCTAACCGACCTGCCCGACAACGAGGTCTATGAACTAAATTCTGAAACCGGCATGATCGGAGTTCCTACGCAAGTAGACTATGGAGCCACTGTTAAGATGCTTATGAACCCAAGAATTAAGATTAAAGACTTAATCCACGTTGACAATAGTCAGATTGTTAATCAGGCTTTTACAAGCCCCGGATCGCCAATTTATTTATTGGATCAGAGCGGGATGTACCGCGTCACAAAAATAACTTACACGGGAGACACTAGGGGAAATGATTGGTATACAGAAGTGGATACCGTTAAACAATCCGGGGTTGCCCCCGACATTCAGGTTACTCCTGATACAAACGCACAATAGGAGGGCACTATATGCAGGGCATAGGGGAAAGAATGAACAGTCAACCAGAGATGCTGCGGCGAATGATGTCCAAGTTAAAAGCCGATTTGCGGGTCGCTATGCCAGGGATTGTTGTGGCTTTTAATTCCGACGAGCAAACCGTATCAGTCCAACCGGCGCTTCGTGAGAAGCTTAAAGATAAGAACGGCAATGTCACCGACGTAGCGCTGCCGGTTCTCCCGGACGTGCCTATTGTGTTCCCGAGGGCGGGGGGCTTTGCCTTGACGATGCCTGTTGCTCCAGGGGATGAATGCTTAGTGATCTTTACTGATATGTGTATCGACTCATGGTGGTCCAGCGGGGGCGTTCAGAATCAACTCGAACTTCGAAGACATGATCTAAGTGACGCGTTTGCTATCTTAGGAACTTGGAGCCAGCCTAATTTGATTCCGAACTATAATCTGACAGCAGCCGAACTGCGGACATTAGATGGAGCCACGCGCATAATATTATCAAACGGCGAGATTGATTTTGATGCAAGTACTACTAAAATACTCCGGCATGGCTCGGGAATAGCATTAACTTCGCCAGATGGTACCAAGACTAAAACAGTAACCATTGATAATTCAGGAAATCTGGTTTTGGCATAGCAGAGGGAGGGTAGAGACTTGTTATATCGCGCACTAGATAATAACGGTGATTTTATTCTAGGAAAAACAGTAAATACTTATGTTACTGGGGTATATGCCGTGGCTCAGGCGGTCAAGACCCGGCTGTTGCTGCTGCAAGGTGAATGGTGGGAGGATACCGCTGACGGACTTCCGTTGTTTCAGCAAATATTAGGACAATCCGGGAGTGAGAAGCACTTGGATGCAATAGACCTACTTATCAAGAGCAGGATATTAGGAACCGCAGGCGTCAAAACCATTGCTAGTTTCTCCCGAAACTATGAAAACAGAAACTATTCCTTCTCATGTGTTCTCGACACCATCTATGGCCAGACATTAGTATCATCAACATTGGGGGTATAGCAAATGGAGACGGTCAATGTTGCCGAAATCTGTGTTTATAGCTGCATTCTAAGGAACATGTTTGTTTGTGGTTGGACCCGGTAACATAGGTAATGTATTCGTTCCCGCAGATGGGACAAACAAATGCAGACTTACGTGTATTATATTTACTGCCTCGTTTGGTCTTGTTAATTGCAGACGATGTGCATGATCTCGAACAATATATTTGTGGACTGTACTTTATGACAGTAAAAGGTTTCTCACAATGTAGGCATGTGCGAGTTTCGTTGTATTTTTGGGAATAATAGTTTTCCAAACTTACCAAGTTTAGTCTTTCTCTATTCTACCATGTAACACAAGTAAAGAGGTGATCAATATTTCTTACTTTTCTCCATTCATAGACAGTTCGGGGCTTCATATCCCATCCTATGCAGACATTTTGGCCGACCTGCTGGCGCAGGCGCAGGCGATCTTTGGAACGGATATTTATTTAGGAAATGATAGCCAGGATTATCAATATACCAGTATTATAGCTTTAAAAATATCTGATGCCTTTCAACTCGTGCAGATGGTCTACAATAACTGCGCACCGGGAACAGCGATTGGTGTGGGGCAGGACCTGCTTTATAAATGCAATGGACTGGTGCGGAATGCGGCCACTTATAGCACTTGTCCGGTATCTTTGATCGGTGCGCCGGGTACCAGCCTGTCGAACTCGTGGGTTCAAGATAAAAATGGCTATCAATGGTCTATTCCAGCCACGATCCTTGGGTCGGGTGGCACCGCTCAGGCGCTGGCAACCTGCTCATATCCCGGTCCGATTAGTGCGGCTCCTGGTGATATAAGTATTATTGTGACCCCGACGATGGGTTGGTATTCTGTGATGAATGCCGGAGCCGCTACTTTAGGCGTTAATACCGAGGCTGACTCCGCGTTCCGGGCACGGCAGGCCTTCAGTACTGCGCAGCCTAGTTTGTCTATCTTAGATGGTCTTAGGGGAGCAATCGCAGGAATTAGTGGGGTGACAAGATCAAGAGTTTACGAAAATGACACCGGTTCTCCAGATGGGAATTCGCAACCTGCGCATAGCATTGCCGCTGTGGTGGAAGGCGGGGATAGTGCTATAATTGCCAATACTGTCTTTAGTAAAAAAGGGCCAGGCGGCGCGACCGTTGGAACAACGACTATTAATGTCACTGATCAATGGCAGGAAATTACTGCAATAAACTTCTATCGTCCAACCTATGATGACATTGACGTGGTAGTCGGGATTAAACAGCTTACTGGCTATACCACTGCAATCGCTGCGAATATTAAGGCGGCAATAGTGTCTTACCTAAACAGTCTGCAAATAGGCGATGATCTATCTGTCTCATCTTTATGGGGAGCAGCTTTATCGGTCCAGGAACTAACTCGACCGGTGTTTAGTATTACCGCGCTGACCGCCTGTTTACATGGTGGAAGTCCAGGGACTAGCGACATCGTTACGGCTTACAACGAAGTGGTACGCGGTAACTTGGGATATATTAAAATAACACCTATGATTTCGTCAATTTCTCCTGCAACTGGAACGCATACCGGCGGGACGGCAGTAGCCATAACTGGTGTAGGATTTACCGGAGTAACATCGGTCAAATTTGGATCTGCCAGCGCGACATCGGTGGTGGTTGTGTCGGATACTCAGATAACTTGCGTGTCACCGGCAGTGAGTGCTGGAACGGTTGATATAACCGCCATTAATGCCGCTGGAACATCTCCAACTAGTTCTGCGGATCAATTTATTTACACTTAGAAATAGGAGGGGAGAGCTAATGGCAAATAATAATATTCAACAATATATTGACTTGGTTACGTCGGAACACGCTGACAAACCTAATTTTATCTCGTGGCTAACGGCGCATATTTCTATAATTGACGATTTATCGTCAATGCTGGACGTGTTCTCGGCGGCCTTCGACCTTGATACGGCTACCGGTTCCCAACTCGATATTTTGGGCGAAGTAATTGGCGTAGCGCGAACGGTTCCCTGGCAACCGACCGGGAGCGTCTCTCCCGTCATGGACGATGACCATTTTCGGCTGGCACTAAAAGCTCGGATTGCTATCAATCAATGGGACGGCACCATAACGCAGATATTTGACATCTGGTACAATCTGTTGCCGAATATTTATTTGGTTCTGCATGATAATCAGGACATGACCATGAGTTCCCTGATTATTGGCATGACGGATAGCTTGGATCAAGATTTGGTAGCACACGGTTATATAGTTCCTAAACCCGAGAGCGTTCATGTAAACACTGCTTTCCCATCAACTAAGGTGTTTGCCCTAGGGTTGGATAACGATGTATTCGGAGGCTTAGGAGAGGGTTACTGGCTCTCGGGATTCTAGGGATTCTAGGGATAGGAGGGAAAAGTATTGGCAGGTACAAATAATTTTCAAGAATTTAATCCCACCTTGGCTAATGCCGAGACGGACGCTCAATATCTTGCAGATACTGCTAGGCTTAATGGTTTCGTTCCTGGCATATCAAGTGTATCCTTGTTTAATAAGGTATTTAGACAAGGGTCTGTTATGTCCGCAGCAATTGGGCAGTTTATTGCCAACCAGGGATTCAATGCCAGCGACGCAGACTTAACGACACTGGCCGGCGCAGTAACCAACGCAATAAAGGCGGTAAGTTCGGTTCTTGCAACAGTGCGAGAAGTTGAATTAACAACTACCAATCCGACCGCAATCATAGCATATACCTCAGCAAGTTCCGGGAACTTTATGGTTGGGGCTTATTTGAGAGTAGTAACCGGTGCAACAGTAATAGAGGTAGCCGTCACTTACACAGATGCAACCGGGGCGCAGACAACGGAATTAATAAGCGCGCAGGCTGCGAACGTGGGGAGCTGGAATTCGCTACCTTTTTATATTGATGCGGTTGCTGGGAGTGCAATATCTGTAGTGGTTACGGCGGGGACGGCTAATCGCGTTTATGCTTCAGCGTCTCTCGTACAGCTATAAATGAAAGGAGAAAACAATTTATGGCAGGCTTACTAATTCCTTACCTCGGAACACCCGGCGAGGGTCCAGGCACCGGGGATGTATTTCAATATTTAGCTACTTTAGTTGCTGAGTACGGTGCTGACCCAGGCGCAGGTGGTGGCAGCATGGCAGATATCTTACACGCTCTGCGATATATCTATGATGCTATCGGGGCCACAGGGCAGGCTCAGAGTCCTTCCGGCACTGCACTGCAGCGCTTACTAAACATAATCACAGAACTCGGGCAAACGGGAGATGCTGCAAGTTCTGGCGGGTCTGCGCTGGCTAGATTGGCCTATTTAATCAATCAGCTAGCCGCTGGGGTGACGATTGGAAGAACCGCTCACTGGGGATCATTCTCTACTGCTGCGAGTAGTTTACAAAATGCTTTGTCAGTGAGCGGGAAAGGGACGTTGGAACACCTGTCCTTTGTGGTGCCTGCCAGTACCGCCTCGTGGGAACTAAAAATAACCCTGGATGGCGGAGTGTTATCAGATATTACATTCCTTCCCAGCCTTGGTGTTTATCATTTTCCCTCTGGTGATTTCGTTGATGATTCCAATTTCGCCAGCGCTAAAGGGTGGGTTAACGCTGGCGCAAATTCCGCAACGGTAATAAATCTTTCTGCCGACTTTCAGACCTCATTGTTAATTCAGCTTAAAGGGGACGCAACCCGCGCCCCCTCAGTTTTCTGGCATTATAACAAGTAAGGAGGAGGCAATCATGCTGTTTGCAATCGTACCCGTAATCAATGGCGAGCCTGACATGGATTGGAGCAACCCGCCTATGGAGTCATTCCAGCCTAATGATACCCAGAGATATTGTGGGTTTCTTGATACTGTTGAGGTAAGACCTTCTTGGCAATTAATTACCGAGGACGAGTATAATCAGGCAAAGCCTGTATCAGAGCCGATGCCAGAACCTGCTCCAGAACCGACCAATGCAGAGATACAGCAACAGCTTAATCTGGTTTTACAGGGTTTGGCCCTATTATCTGTTCAATAAGGAGGTAAAAATATGGATTGGTTTAGTTGGTATAGGCAATTATACCCAGAGCTAATTAGTAAAGACTTGCTGGATTTAGCAGTGCTCAAGGATAGAATCACCCAAGCTGAAGAAGATCAAATACTAGCAGGATAGCCGCCCAGAAATGGGTGGCTATTATTTTAGGGTGAGGGGGAGGAGATGGCCAACATATTATCCATGCGAAGTATATTTAACGTAAATGTATCGGTACCACAAAAACAAGAGGAGGTAATAATAACAATGCCAAATCCAAGCATAGACAATCTCGAACCGATAACGGGTAGATGGCTGAACGAAGAGGGCGGAGTAAATAACATTGCAGACAGCATTGGCTCAGCGACAGACGTTGCCCCAGCTGATCCTACAAAAGCAGGTAGCATAATTGGTGTATTAAAAGGCATTTGGGCTACCTTAATATCTTTTTTGACTACTTCCTTCACCGTTACGGTAGCTGGAAGTTTAATTAAAAAAGGAACTGCTTTATCGGTGACAGCAAATACTGATATTTTAGGTACTACTTATACCGCTGCAAGCAATATGTCGTCTACCTTGATGATTATGACAGATACGGTTGGTACACTATCTCTAAAAGTTGATGGAGTTTTAGGTTTGTTAAACAGTGGTAGTTCTCTCGATACCGGAAAATGGTATGCCTTTGATGTTCCTATAATCAATGCATCTACTTATAATCTTCAATTCTCGGTTGGTGCGACTATGCAAATTAAGTGGATTGGAGGCATTTAATGTGTTAAGAAAACCTCCGCAAGGAAATGACTTAAACCTAAAGAGTATAATTACTGATGATATTCCCGTAGTAGCATTGGGGGCAGGAGTCGCGCCAACATCCCTGCATTTTAATTTAGTTGGAATTGCTGCCAGTAAAGCGCAGGATATATTGCTGACCTATGATGATAACTTTTATACTAATCCTCTGATAAATTATTCAAACCAGTTTACCAATGTATTAGGGGTTGCCCCATTATCTTGGACACCTAATAGATTATCTGCTGCAAGTAGTTCAGGAGTACAGGAAAGTATTTATCAAACACATATTTGTCCATTGGGGCCGTCTTTTTTAGTAAAACTTCATGTCGCCCAGCTTGATTCTAATGCGATGGTGCATGTCGGATTGTGTAAAGATACTAATAATTGGGTATTTATAAGTCATGGTTCATTGGCCTATGGAACTCAAATTATCTGGAACGTCGGAGGTAGTTTTGGTTATTCGCAAGTCAGCGCCACAATTTATACAGCACCATTTGATATAATCTTTACACTAAACAATGGTATTGTATCAGCATTTATAGATGATGGTAATGGCTTGCACTATTTAGGCGATAAATTTATGGGAGGAACAGTTGATTTAACACAAGTGTCCAACTTACAATCTTGGCAGGCATCTTGGGGATATAGAGGTACGGCTACCGCTGCTGATGTTACTATTAGTAGTATGCAGGTAGGTTATCCCGCGGGGGTTTCTACTGGCGCAGATGTGCGCCCAGTTACCTATGAAGATGGATGTCCAATTATGAAAGATGGTTGTATTTATCTCACGGTCACAGACCATTCGACCAGTGAAATAGTTGGGTGTGGCGGGATTAATATTTACAAAATGAATATTAATAATCAAAACCTGCAATTCGTAGGGAAAATATTTACTCAGGTTGGGACGGCAGTACAGGCACATGGGTCTGGTAAATTATTGTATGATCGGTGCAGTAATCAATGGGTATTTTTATCGACTAATTTTAGCGGTTCTCCTCAACAGCTTTATATTGGTACTGCAAAAGGTAATCTACTCGAAGGAATTCATATTATTACCTCAAGTTTAGCTAGTATCCCCGATTCTGCCTATAGTGTATGGGATATTGATTTAATTTATAACTATACAAGTCAGGTATATCAAATGGTTTATACCACATCTAATGGTAGTGCTACACGCATTGTACAAGCTACAACCGCTACAGGAACTTATACAACAGTTGTGACAGCGGGGGCTTGGGAAGGGGAAGGTAATGGCTGGTTTAAGGCTAATGGACAATATTATATAACTTGCGTTGTGTCGCCTGCGGAATTTAGGGTATTATCACCAGTAGATTTATCCGTTGTGGGAGTTATAGTAACTAGCGTATGGCCTAATGGTTCAAGTGCCGCCGGCCCTAATGATTGGGGGTCGATTATACCTATTTGCGATGGTGGTATAACCAAATTTATCATGCTTATTTTCGCGAATAATCACTTTGGCGTAATGACTTATGGTTATGGCCCAATTTGGATATATCAAGCGCAGGAAGTCGAAAATGGATATGAATACAAGACAAATGATGTTTTGTTTTTAAGCTAATTCCGCTATCGGAATAGCGATAGCGGAAGAAGTCGGTCCGTAAAAAGGCCGGCTTTTGCAAATGTAAAATACCCCTTTACATTATACGTCTAATAGATATATAATAGATGTATAAGAAAGGGGTGTTTTAAGTGTTGGTTGATTTATCATTATCTGAGGTAAATGATTTAAAACGTATTGTTGGCAGGGAAGTTGAAAGTTTAAAAAACCACTTAGAGCATGAAGGGCATGAAGGAGCATTTGAACATTTCCTAGCAGATTTCGGAAGGGAAATTCAATTAAAAAGAAAACTAAATATAATGTTTGATGAAATAATGAAAGTAGAATTTAGTAGTGATGAACATGAGTAAAAAAATTCAAGTTACTTTTTCAGATGAACAAATAAAGGAGATTGAGTTCCAGGCCGGCCAGTTGGGGTTGAATGTTTCGGCATATATTCGTCTTTGCGTCATGTCTTATATTAATAAAAACAAAGGATAGTCCTTACGGAAACAGATCGGCGACGATTAACAAGGAGGAAGAACCAGTGTGCGATTACTGTGAAGGAAAAAAGGAAATTTCGGGTAAGTTTCATGAAAACCATAACGAGCAGACGGATTACGTATCGATTGTTCCTGCCGTAATAAACGGAAACGGAAAGATAATTGAGAAATCATATATTTCCGTATTGTTAGGAACCGATTGTTATGATTGTCACGGCGCTATGACGAATTTTGATATTAACTTCTGCCCGATGTGCGGGGAAAATCTTGTAGGCGACTAAGTACCTGAAAACTAAAGAGCGTTACAAGTTACGGGATAGGCCTGATTAACGGTCTATCCCTTTTGTAATTGAAAATTACAAATATTTTAAAAACAAATGTTCCGATATCTCTTGTTTCTGCTATTGTGGTATGATACGCTGTAAGCAGGCAGAGAAGTTGGGGGTTGCTCCCTAACTTTGGCGTTTCCCCTGAGACGTCGCCTGCTTATAGCTTTTATCAGGGGGCAAAAATACCGCAGGGGAGGTATCATATCATGCTACTTACAGAAGCGTGGCGGCTTTACGCTACCGACAAACAGATCGAGGGCTTTAGCCCAAACACTCTTAGAGGTTACAAAATCCAATTCAATCTACTACTCAGACACTTTGGGGATATTGATCTCGACGAGATCACGCTGCCAGCTCTAAAAACATACCTGATAGAAAAAGGCGGCCATCTAAAACCATCCAGTTTAGGCGGGAGAATTAGAGCTATTCGGGCCTTTTTTCGATGGGCAAATGAGGAAGGATACTGCTCTGGTAATCCGGCCAGAAAACTTAAGGAACCCAAACTAGGAAAGCCATTACCCAAAGCCTTAAGCGAGGAAGACACGGTGGTTCTTGAAGAGGGTTGCAATTCCCCAGTAGAACACGCTCTGGTTGAGTTCATTTACTCGACTGGCTGCAGAGCAGGGGAAGTGCATCGCTTGAATCGCAATGCAATTAATTGGGATAACCGTTCCTGCATCGTGCTGGGGAAAGGGAATAAGGAGCGGGAGGTTTATTTCTCGATCAAAGCAGCCATCTGGCTTAAGAAATATTTAAAGAGCCGAAAGGATAGTGATGTTGCTCTATTTGTGACCGAGAGAGCGCCGCATAGACTGTCGATTGATATGATCCGCTATGTTGTTAAGCGGATAGCCAGGAACTCAGAAGTAGAAGCAAACGTCTATCCTCATAAACTTAGGCATTCCTTTGCGACTCATCTGTTGAATAATGGCGCGCCGCTCGAAGGAATACAAACATTGCTCGGCCACACGCGTATTGAGACTACAATGATTTATGCGCAGCTATCAGGGCCCAGGCGAAAAGAGATCCACACCAAGTCTTTCTAAATTGCCAAGCGCTTGTTAATTTAAAATAGGGGACCAGGGCCGCTCTTCGGAGTGGCTTTTTCATTAGGAGGGGAGATGGGAGATGAAAAAATTCAATACGTGGTTAGCAGTTAAGATCACAAAAGCAGTTGGTTCGATGTGGGCGGCTTATCTATTTACTCTGATCTCGTTGCTTTCGTTGCCGGCAATCATTAAACTTTTAATCCCAAGTATTAGGATATTCCCTGATTGGTTGATGTCAGCAAGTCTTATTGCTCTTATAGCTTGGATAAGTCAGAACTTTATTCAGTTAGTGTTATTGCCTATTATTATGGTTGGTCAGAATGTAATCAGTGAAAAAACCGAGAAACGTGATCAGGAAACGCATGATGCCGTTATGAAAGCATTGGATTTAGTCACGCAGGAACTGGCCCTAGCCTCTGAAGAACGGGACGACCTAAAAGAAACTTTAAACCAGGTATCGCAGTCGCATGAGGATATCAAAAAACTCGTTGTTATTATTCATAATACCTTTGTTTCAAAAGCCAATACTGACTAGGGAGTGATGAATCGATGGATCCATCGGAAATGTTAGCAAGCATTAAAGCTGACCAAAAGGAGTTTAG